GTGACAAACGAATCCATTCAATCACCGATTGTGCTCCACTTGGAACAATTGGGTCATATAAAGTTATAGTTATAGGCTGCCAATCTGCTTTACCTTTTAATTTTCTTTTCACATTAATGTGGTCAAGTACTATTTCTCCAAATTGAAGAGTAGGTCTCTGCATAGTCTTAATTAAGTATGCTGGAATACCTTCAAGATACATGACATATCTATTCTGAACCTTTGGTTCAAAAGCTGTGAAAAAAACTTCTTGTGGTGTTAATAATTCTGCCATTTTGACTTCTCCAATGTTAATATGTTTCTTCGGTAATAAATATAAGGTTACTTCAATTTTCGTCCAGTTTTAAAACAAAAAACCCCACAAAAGTGGGGTTTTCCGTACTTTTTTTTATGTTTTCACCAATTACTCAGGGAATGCTGCTCCTGTAGGTAATATGTTGAAATCAAGTATGATGAACTCTGCAGTTCTCGTAGGTTGTAGGAATATCTGACCATACATGATATTTCTATCTACCAAGTCTGGTGTATTATTACTATCATCCATTACGACTTTGAACGCTGACAAACCACTTCTCTGTTGAACTGACTCAAGGTAAGGGTTAACTATACCTAAGAATCTGTTACGAGTAGCTGCGTTGTTTTGTTCAAATACTAAGAACTTCGTTGCTGATGCGATGAACTTCTTAACTGCAATCAAGAGTCTTCTTACATTAACTCTGTCCAATGCACTTGGTTTGATTTGAAGTGTCTTTTGACCCCAAATACAAATGCCTTGTCCAGGGAAAGTTGCAATCGGATTGATTCTTGCTTCATAAAGGTCATCCCTTTCAGCAAGAGTCAAACGACTCTTAACTTGAACTGCGTCTGTTATACCACGATTCAATCCTGCTGGAGCGAACCATTCATGTGCTAATGCATCGTTTTGTGCTATCACACCTGATACAACAACTGATGGTGGTGTCCAAACATATGTGTTATTGTCAACATCTCTTATTTGTACCCAAGGGTAATAAGTTGCAACATAACTTGAGTCAAATGATTGAACTTGAGTTACTGCTGATGAGACCGTTGTTCCATATTCAAATGCATCCATTACATAGAAAGCATCTGCTCTGTCTTCTGCCACATTTTTCGCTTTAGTTGTCACGGTTGGGTGGATTCCTTGTAAAACACCTGGAACCACAATCATGTTAATATCATACTCATCTGGATTAGATATAGCATTTAATGCTCTTACATAAGCAACAGAACCACTTGCGGTTGCTGAAGAAATGTCAAATCCTTGAGTATTTGAACTAACAATGTTTGAACCAACTTTGACATCATCTGCTGGATTCTTACCATCAAAACCACCTTGCATTGGAACTAAGAACTTCCTTTGTGCTACTGAACCAGTTGTTAGACTTAATGTCACTGCTTCATTCACTAAAGGTGATTCTGCTCCTATAGTACCTACTTGTGCAAACAAATCAAAATCAACTTGGTTTGTTGTTATTGCACTATCGGGTATTGGTGCTAAATAGTTAAGGTTTTGTTCATATAGTGTAGTTCCTTGTGCTACAGAACCAGACCAATAGTTATATCCATATGCTACATTTGTGTTTACATTACCATCATTATCTATTTGTTTAGATATTTGACTTGCGGCTAAGATACCTTCTCCACCATCGTTTATCGGAAGACTAATCTTACGATATCCACCTGGTATAAGGTCTTTAGATAGTGTCTTATTCTTGACACCATTTACCATTTCAATGTATACATTATCATCTGCAGACGGATAGTCTCCACCTTGTAAGACAACTTTACCATTTGAATTAACTTCAAAATATTGACTACCAATTACTTTTTCAATGTATTTTGGTGAATCTTTATCTAAGTTAACTTTTTGATAAGTTGCTTTTATGTCTTGACTTCTTTCAGAATCTTCAGAACCATGATAGTTTTTAACTCCACGAATCGTTACCGTGAAATCACCATAGTCTTGATTCACACCTGCTAACGCTGCTGCTGGAGGTCTAATGTCACTAATCATTACTTTGACAAGTTTATTAACATTACTACCATGTGAATGAGTATGAAACTTAAAAAGATTAACTGCACTACCACCTACTTTTTGTGAGACAATAAATGGTGATGATGCTGATTTATAATCTTTTGTGAAGTCCAGTGGTGTTGATGCGAATACACCAGAACCACTTGCTGCAGATGTTTCAAGACCTGTATCAGCTGGATTATTACCTGCTGAACCACTAATAGATATTGCTGCTATAGTAATATCCGCTTGGTTTGCTGGTAAGTTCAAGTATACATATGCTTCTTTATCACCTCTTGGGTTTTCACCAAATACTTTTGTGATATAGTTGTCATCTGTACTTGATAAAGATGCTGTGTATCTTGAAACACTAACTCCACTACCACTCAACTCAAGTCCAAAAACAGAAGAGTTGACTTGTGCATATGCTGAACCAAAGTCCAATAATGCGTCACCTGCTAATTCACTTGCTTTTTCTGAAACTGATGCACCAATCTCATATAATGAGGAAGATGCGAAGTCACCAGTTGGATTCTGAACCGTAGGTGCTAAAACTGCCATCAGTTTCTCTGTTAAAAGAGTGTCACCTGTTGCTGTAGCTGCGTCTGCATCAACTGAACCAGAAGCTGCACCATAAATGAACAATGGGTTACTAACTGAATATCCACCTAAATGTAGTACACGAACAACTGTAACGCGACCTGCGTTCTTCATATATTGTTGTACTGCATAAGGTGCATAAAAATCGGGGTTCAACCCACCAAATTTTTCTTTAAAGTCATTAAATGACTCTACTGGGGTAGGAAGGAATGCTGGGCCCTTCATTGTAGGCCCGACAATTGCTGCCCCTATCTGTGCAATACCAGCAGGAAGAAACGATAAGTCCTTCTCATTGGTAAAAACACCTGGGGATACGACTTTCTCTGCCATATTATTATCTCCATAGGTTAATTATTAAGGTTAGATTAATTCTTAAATAAATATAATTCAAAAACCTCAAACAAGTGTTTAAGACTAATTTATTTCACCAGAATCAAGGTTTATGTTGACTTTTCCGTATTTTTCTTGTAAATCTTTAATTGCTTTTGATTCACTCTGTTGTGCATCTGCCCACTCTTCTCTTAAAGACTCTTCTCCTTTATTAAGAACCTCAATTTGATTTGTTATTTGCATTCTCTGAACTTGTATCTGACCAAGTTTTACGGTTATCTCTTGGTATTTTGCACGAACTTCTTGCACACTATCAAGTTCTTCTGGTGTTATTTTTTTAATATCTTCTGACATATAACTTTTCTCCTAACTAATTAGTTTAATATAAATATCACACAAAATCTCTAAACAATAAATTAATCTGTCCAGAACCTATGTGTTATATTTAGATTACTTCCAGAAACAACCTCTCTTCCTGGACAACTATAATCATCATTTACAAAACCCCATTCTTGTTTATCAGAAATCAAACCAAGTGAACGACTTACTGCATAATCTTCAAATCTTATTTGAATATCAAATTTCGTATGTACTTCTAACATATTTTCTTTACCAGCATGTCTAAAATATGAGTTACATTTATGACAAAAACTTCCAGTTTCATAGTGTCCTATTTCTTCAGTATCTTCTAATCCATGTGGTGCACTTGTGTATATCAAAGAACCTGATTGAGAACCAGAATTAATATATAATTTACTTTCTGACACTTCAGTTATATAGGTTGACCCCGACATAGCAATTTCACCAACACATTGAGAGTATGCTGCTTGGTAATCTTCTTGTGAAGCAGAGTAAAAATTACTTTGTGTTATATATGTACAATCATTCCAACTCATAATTAAGCCTCTTGTATTCTAATACCCATAAATGCAGTACCTATTCCTGCACCAAAACGATACATAGAAAAAGTTATTGAATCAGAAGTTAAATCGGGTATTTCTGTAGTCTCTAAAATAGACCACTCGTTTCTTCGGGTTCCACTTGATGATTCAAAGAAAAATCCACCAGTTGGGTCTGGTACTCCAGTATTACTACTCGGGCCTTCTCCATCTGCTTGCCAATTCCATTTTCCATTAGTTCCTGCAGTTGAAACCGGTGCACGAGATGGGATTCCATTAAATACCGTTTCTGCACCAGCCGTTGTTGCAGGAGTTGGGTCAAAGGGTTGTGTATTTTGACTTGATGGTCCAGGTGGAGTCAAAGTTGTTAAAAATTGAGTCTCTGAACCTGGTGTCCAATTTGATGGAAATGGATTTGCAAGAGGATAAGCAACACCATTATATTTTATAGCAGTTAACTGGATGTCTGCGTTATATGGTTGACCACCACTTGCTGCTTGTTTGTGCATAAGAACTAAACGAAAAGTAAAATCACTTGGTAGATTTACTACATCTCCATTAGCAAAATCAGATATATTTTTTGTGTAATGATATAGTGAAGTACCACCATCACCAGTAAATAATGCGGTTGAAGCATAAAATCCTGCGGTTGCAAGTGCAACTGCGTCATGGTCGTAACTATACCACTCAGACATCGCCGCTTGATTTGTAGAAGATGTAGTATCGGGTCTATTATCTGAGGGATTATTAGTATTTATTGATGTAGGTGCTAATTGAATAGTACTTGCATCATATGCTGATTCATCGTATGCTGAAACTACGGCAGCACTATTAACATATGTTACTGCAGGAACTGGTGAACCTGCTGGTGCTCTTGGGTGAGGAGAGTAAAGACCAGGTGTATGTGAAACAACATGAGCTTCAACCTCACCAGACCCTGCTCTAAAAATAGTATACATTATAGTACTATCGGTTTCTCCAGGTGATACCAACATTCCATCTGGGTCAGGGCCTACTCCATAAGTTTGTCTATATGCTAATGTTGTTGGCCCGACTACTTCAGCTGCTGCTGGTGGTGCTACTGCATGAGACATTACTCTACTTGAATAATTATTACTATTTGAAGTCATCCCCCCAAGTGAAATATCAACAACTGCCATTGCAGTGTCATAATTTTGAGTCAAACCAAATGGATCTGCTAATCCAGTAAAATCTTGAGGTGTATCAATGGCAGATGGGTGTCCACTTTTTCCAACATCTGGTTGAGATGGTGGAACACCGATTCTTGTCTTATCATCATTTCTGCTATTATCTTCTTCTTTCAATTTAAAGATTGGATGAAAATATCCATAAGTTGAATTAGGCCCATTTTGGACTAAAAGCATATCAGATTCTGTAGTTGAATTAACTAAGTTGTCATTATAACCAGAGGTCATCTCTTGATGAGCAGTATAACTATTTCTTATCATCTCTTGAGCAATTCCCCATAAGGATACTTCCCCACTTGATGGTACTGCCATTAGATTAACTCCTTATATTTACTTATCTCTATCATTTTCGGTACTTTCCCATTTATATACCCTTTTTGTTTTATATAATCTTTTAAAACTAAAGTAGTATTTACTTTCCATAAATTATCGGAAACTTTTTTAATTTTACAATTACCTTTGGACAAATCTGTAAGTTTATAATACTTGTTTCCATATCTTGCAAATTGTTTTTTATAATCTACATACTTTTCTATGTATAAATATGTACTTCTTGAGTTAAAATTATAATTATATTCTTCTATAGAATTTGGTTTACTAAGTAAATGTATATCAACGAATATTCTATATTTATTTAGTCCAGTATTTACCACATCCATAAAAAAATCTGATATAATTTCATATTCAACTGGATTAGGATTTCCCATAAGTCTGATATCAATATCCCAAGTGTCTGCTCTCATAAACTTACCACACATACCAATTTCAAAATGATTTATTTTTTTTAAACTTGGATGTAAGATGAAATAATCTTCATAAAAACTTTTAAATAATTCATATGTTGGATTAAAAAAAGGTTTTTCAGTATGAACTCTATTATATGTTAAACTGAACATTTCTCTTCAAGTTCCTTCACTCTACTTTCTAACTCTTTTACTGCGTTAATAAGTACCAAAGTTAACTTAGAGTAATCAACCGTATATCTATAAGGTTCTTCATTTGGATAGTTTTCAGTAAACCATTTCTTGGTAGTACCAATTAATTCCGATTTACTAACCATTTCTGGTGCTATTTGTAACAACTCTTGTGCTATCACACCTATATCATATCCTTTATTTCCAACTTTCCAGTCAAATGTTACTGGTTTTATTCTTAACAATTCATCAAGTCCATATTTTAATGGATTAATGTTTTCTTTCAATCTTTCATCAGAAGAAATTGTGGTTGAGTATGCTATAATATCACCATCTGCATGAAAAGTACCATCAGATGCCATTCTAAACTCTTCAGTACCACCCATTGCAAAACCCATGTTGTTTGCTGCTGGTCTAAAGAATCCAGTATCTGTATCTGTTGAGAATGCAAACCCTGGAGATGCTGCTGTTCCTGCTGACATATTTCCACCTGCACCACCAGTTACACCTACTCCACCAGTTACACCAACTCCACCAGTTACTCCGACTCCACCAGTACCACCAGTTTTACCAACACCACCAGTGTTTCCAACACCACCAGTTACTCCAACTCCACCAGTTACTCCGACTCCACCAGTACCACCAGTTTTACCAACACCACCAGTGTTTCCAACACCACCAGTTACTCCGACTCCACCAGTTACTCCGACTCCACCAGTTGTTCCAACTCCACCAGTACCACCAGTTTTACCAACACCACCAGTATTTCCAACACCACCAGTTACTCCGACTCCACCGGTTACACCAACACCACCAGTTTGACCAACTTGACCAGTTACTCCAACTCCACCAGTACCACCAGTTTTACCAACACCACCAGTTACTCCAACACCACCAGTTTGACCTACTCCACCAGTTACTCCAACTCCACCAGTACCACCAGTTTTACCAACACCACCAGTTACTCCAACACCACCAGTTTGACCTACTCCACCAGTTACACCAACACCACCAGTTACACCTACACCACCAGTACCACCAGTTTTACCAACACCACCAGTTTGACCAACTCCACCAGTTACTCCGACTCCACCAGTTACTCCAACACCACCAGTACCACCAGTTTTACCAACTCCACCAGTTTGACCAACTTGACCAGTTACACCAACACCACCAGTTACTCCGACTCCACCAGTTACTCCGACTCCACCAGTACCACCAGTTTTACCAACACCACCAGTATTTCCAACACCACCAGTTACTCCAACTCCACCAGTTACTCCGACTCCACCAGTTTGACCAACTTGACCAGTTTGACCTACTCCACCAGTATTTCCAACTCCACCAGTTACTCCGACTCCACCAGTTACTCCAACACCACCAGTACCACCAGTTTTACCAACTCCACCAGTATTTCCAACTCCACCAGTTACACCTACTCCACCAGTAACACCTACTCCACCAGTTTGACCGACTTGACCAGTTTGACCTACTCCACCAGTTACACCAACACCACCAGTTACTCCAACACCACCAGTACCACCAGTTTTACCAACACCACCAGTTTTACCAACTCCACCAGTTACTCCAACTCCACCAGTTACTCCGACTCCACCAGTTTGACCGACTTGACCAGTTTGACCTACTCCACCAGTTACACCAACACCACCAGTTACACCTACACCACCAGTACCACCAGTTTTACCAACACCACCAGTTACTCCGACTCCACCAGTAACACCAACTCCACCAGTTGTT